AAGACTAATCCTCATGCTGAGCGGGGAATAATCCCCGTCAGCCATAAAACTAAAATCATTTTTTTGCGTAGCTTCCGTAAAACGTGAACCACATTTAGGGCAATATATAATCTGATCATTTGGTCGCACACCATAATAATTTCCTACACCATCCCATAAGGATTTAAAACTATGACCACAACTAGAACAATGATACATATTCGTAAACTTATTACCATTATTTAAGCTTTTTAAGCCACCTTCATAAAGATAAAATAATTTCGGCATATATAAGTCATATATTCTCAAATTAATCACCTCAATCCCAGATATCATCATCGTCTTCTTCAGTTATTGGTTCAGGTTCGGTCTTTTTTATAACTTCTTTTTTATCTTCAGATTTAATTTCTTTAGCAGCAGCTTTTATTTTATCGGCTTCTTTTTTAGCTTCCGCTTTTTGCTTTTCATCATACATATCACACATTTTTATAGTTTCTTCACAAGCTTTATACATACGTTCCAAATAATCTAAGCTATTGACAAAATTCTTATCATTTTCTTCTATTTTTAATTCAGCACGCAATTTTTTAATTTCATCAAGTTCCTCAATTTGTTTTTCCATAAATTTTTTTAATTGTAATGTATTTATTTTTTTATCAGCCATTTTTATTACTCCTTTAATTAACATCAACATATAATGTACGGAAACTAATCTTTCTTATAATACTTGGTTATATAACCATCAGCATTTAAAATTAACTCTGGTGCCCAATCAATAGCAGTTCCCATTATTTTATTAGCAAGTTCTAATGCTTTATCTATACCAACAGCAACACAATCAAGAATAACTTCATCATGTACATGCATAACAATCTTAAAACCTGCTTGTTCTAATCTAATCATAGCGACTGCTAAACAATCTCTAGCAATTGCTTGTACTATATTTTCAGTAAGTTTTCCACCATAAGTTTCTAACCTTTCCCATGTACGAGATACCTGATTTGTACCTTCATATGTGATTTTGTTATTCTCAATACGAGGTCTAATATATGTTAATTCTCGCCCTGAAGGTAAACATATACGAAGCATACCCGCTCTATAATAAAAAGCCATATTATGATGAATTTTCACTTTTGTTTTTTCATTTATAGCCTGTTTAGCTGCTTTATCCACAATAGACCATAAACGAACAATATTTGGACTAGCTTTTCTCCATTTAGTTACAATATCGATTAATTCTTCATCAGTAAGCCCCATTTTATCAGCACCCATAGCTTTTAAAGCTCCCATACTGCCCTGATAACCTAAAGCAAGTTCAGCTATTTTCCCCTTTTGTCTAAGTTCACCATTAATACCATGTTTTACCACTGGTACGTGAAACATCTGACTAGCCGATGCACAATAAATATCACCGCCATCAGCAAATACTTTCATACGCCAATTTTCTCCACTAAGCCAGGCAATAACTCTAGCCTCAATAGCTGAAAAATCAGCTACTACAAATTTATTCGATTTAGTCGGTATGAAAGCAGTTCTTATTAATTGAGATAATACATTTGGAACATTCTCATAGAAAATTTCAAATGTTTCGGCGTCATCATGTTTTAATAATTCTCTAGCATCGTCCAAATCACTCATAGAATTACGAGGTAAATTTTGAACCTGTACTAATCTACCTGCCCAACGTCCAGTACGATTAGCACCATAAAACTGAAGTAATCCTCGAATTCGTCCATCAGCACATTGAGCATTCTGCATAGCTACATATTTTTTTATTGAAGTCTTAGATAGCAGCATTTTTAGCTTTAACATATCTTTGACTTCTTTATTTTTTACTATTTTTAAGAGTTCCAATACCGTAGTTTTTGTGATTTTAGAGGGAAAAAACCCTTCCTTTTCCAGTATCCAATGCTTTAGTTGTTCTGTAGAATTGGGGTTATCTAGATTAGATATATCTTTAGCTTCTGCTGAAATTCTATTTCTAAAATCAGTATCAACTTCTACAGCTTTATCAGCTAATTGTCTATCTAATCCAATACCTCTATCATTTATTTGTTGGTCTAATACCCATAAATTTTGTTCAAAATCTGTAGGTTTGAATTTAATCATTTTCTTACGTAAATAGCGTTCAACCTCTACATCACGTTTATTATATTCTTTAAATAAATTCCAATTTTGTATATCATGCTTTGGTAAATTTCTTGTTCTGCCACCATTAGTATTAGTCGGCTTACAAGGCTTCGAAAATTCCATTATTAATTTTCGTCCAATATTCATTTTGGCTTTATCTTCAGCTAATCTAAAAATTCGACAATCCTCAGCAAGAGAACCATACAATCCTAAATTCAAAGATAACACCATAGTACATTGCCATTGTGCAGAGTCTAAAAAATAATTATCATCATAAAAACTATTAATTGTTTCGCCACCAAATAAATAATGACTTAATAACACTCTTTCAAATTGAGCATTATATGCTGTTTTTAAAACCGCAGGGTCGATTAAATCTCTTAAAACCTGTTCAGGAATATCTTCACCTTGAGCTAAATCTATAACATTAACCATTTCATCATCATATGCATAGCCAAATAATAATATTTCTGCTTCTTCAGCATATTTGTAGACCCCAACTTTTTTTAAGTCGAGGTCACAATATGTTTCTAAATCAATAGATAATGTTCTCATAAAATACCTCCTAATAAGGCTTTATTCAAACATATCCTCATCTTCGTCATCAGTATTTGCAAATTCTGTTTCAAATTCGTCATCATCTAATACTTCAAAATCATCTTCTGGATTAGACGCACCGCCTAATGGCTCACCATCTTTTACTTTTTGGATATTACCTAATCCAGCAGCAATACCTGAACCTGCATCTGTTTTATAAGCATAAAATGTTACTGATACATTAGCATAACAACCACTATACACCGCAGAACGGTCAAGAATAGGTTTTATTTTTCTATCTACAATCTTAGGTGCAGTGTTGGAATTTGCGTTTATAAAGTAGCATCCTTCATATGCATCATCATCAAAACGGTCAGTATCTCCATCTCTAAGAGGTACTTTTAAATTAGGTGGAATTTTACCATTTTTATTCACTACTTTAGATTTACCTATATTTTTAGCAGCTTCTATAGCTCTCTTTATTTCAGCTATTTGTTTTTTATCAGTTTTAGGAATTATAAGTGACGCACCATATTTCAAATCCCCATTTGGTGTTTCTTTTGGTTCCCAAATATTAGCATAAGAAAGCCTTACATTCTTTAAAGTTAACTTTGTATCATTCATATTTATAATCTCCTTTAATCAAGTATTTCAAAATCATTTTCAGGGCTATTATATTCAGGTCGCGGGTCATCAATATCAACAAGTGTAGGTTTACCAGATATTTTAGTGATTAAATCATCAAGTAAAATACTAAATGTTTTTTTACCTAATAATTTAGTCAATTCAGTTATAGACTTTAATTCAGGCTCTTTCATAAAATCAGATGAATCAATATTCGCTTTTTGTAATCTACCAATTACAGCATCAATATCACTATATTTTCGAGAACTTTTACCTTCTACTAATTTATAGCCTGGCCATGTCCTACCTTGTAGTGCTTCAGATAACGCATAATCTTTTATTTGTTTGGCATAATGAATAAGAGGTTCTATCCTATTCAATGCATCAGCCATTTCTTCATCAGACATAAATTCAGGATCAATAAAATCATACTTTGCTACACTTAAGCAATATTCAGAGTATTTTTTACAACGCAATGAAGCCCTACAGAATAAACACCACTTACCAGCATTGAATTCTCCTATGCCATCATAGGCAAGTTCAGCAGTTGGTTTTACAATATTTTCTCCCCATTTAATCAAATCTTTTACTGATTTTTCTTGACTAGATATCCCACCATTACGTGGCTGAAATATAGTCATTTGGATAGTATCAAAATCATACATAAAACCAAAATTACTGATTATACCTAAGGCATACATCTGCATTTGTGTATTATCAATAGCACTAACAGCTACACCTTTACCATATTTTAAATCTACTATTTCTACATATTTATCAGTAATAATCACTAAATCTCCTGTACCAAAACCCTCTTTTGCCCATTCGCTATAATCAATCTTTTCTTCTATTGCTATATAAGCTGTTTTATCTATGCTTAATGCTGTATTAATTTTCTCTATACAAATATCTATATATTCAAATACATAATCAAACATTGATTTATTATAATAAGAAAATTGAAGAATCTGGCTGCAGGCATTTAACGATCGCACCTTTTAGTGTTATTGTCGCATGCCATAAATACTCATAAAGAGTATAGATTAAACAAATATATTTGACATTCAAAGCATTTTTGATATAATGAACAAGAATCTTCTTCACAGAGCAATCTCTGTGCCAAAACAATAAGAAGGAGGAAAGATAATGAAAATTGCTGTTGTTACAGATAGTGGAAGTGGATATACTGCAAAAGAAGCACAAGAGAATGGGTTATTCTTTTTGCCTTTGCAGGTTATTGTGAAAGATAAGATGTATTTAGATGGAGTGGATCTTTATACAGAAGAATTATATGAAATGCTTAGAAATGGGGAAATGCCAACAACTTCTATGCCTCCTATGGGTTGTTTGAGAAATTAAAAGAAGAAGGGTATGAAGCTGTTATTGCAGTTCCTTTAACTGCCGGATTATCATCCACAAGCAGTGTTATGCAGGCGGCGGCAAATCGTCATGATGTAGATTTGCGTATCATTAACTGTTACAGTACTTGTATGATTCAGCGTTATTTGGCAGATAGTGCAAAAGCATTAGCAGATAAGGGATATGATGCAGATGAAATCGTTCAGCGTTTAAATGTGTGTGTAGAGCATAGTGATACGCTAATTATTCCAGATGATCTTCAACATTTAAAACGTGGGGGAAGATTAACTCCTTTGGCTGCCGCTTTAGGTGGTTTATTGAAAATT